CTCCTGGTGTTCAAGCGGGTGGAAGTGGTGGAAGCGGAGTAATTATATTAAGATATAAATTTCAATAAATTTTATGGCTCATACCTTGTATGGTGGCGGGTTTAGCTTATTACTTGGCGCTGAAGATTGAAGGTGGCGCTGAGCGGCTACCAGTTCTTAAACAACAGTACGATGAAGCTTGGCAGTTGGCCGCTGATGAAGATCGTGAGAAAGCTTCGGTTCGTTTTGTTCCGAGGCAAATGTTTATTGGCAGTGGTACGTAAATGAGCAATCGGTTTGCTTCTGGTAAAAACAGTATCGCTATGTGCGATAGGTGCGGCCAGCAGTTCAAATTAACGGCGCTTCGTAAAGAGATACAGAAGACAAAGATTTATAATCTGCTTGTGTGCGGTGCGTGTTGGGATCCCGATCAGCCGCAGTTGTTGTTGGGTATGTTTCCAGTGAGTGATCCGCAGGCAGTGCGTAACCCACGCAAGGACACAACGTACGTTACGGCAGGCATAAACGCTGGTGGCAGTTTGACTGGCGGTTCGCGGGATGTTCAGTGGGGATGGAACCCTGTTGGTGGATCGAGTAATTTTGATGCCGCTTTGACGCCAAACTACTTGGTGGCAACGACATTTGTTGGTACAGTTACAGTAACCGTTACATAGGAGTCTAGTATGGACAAAAAAGATTTAGCCCAAGACAAGAAGATGATTAAGTCTGCTGTCGGCAAGCACGAGAAAAACATGCACCCCGGCAAGAAGCCTACAAAGCTTGCTAAGGGCGGTAAGACCAATGAGATGATGATGCAGTATGGTCGCGGTATGGCTAAAGTTAAAAATCAGGGGAAATAACATGGCCAAGATTAATAATCTACCTGCTTCTGCATACGCCAAGCCACACACAATGGACGGCAAGCCTGTAGGCATTTCTGAGAACCCCGGCGTTCCTCCAAACCGCAGTAAAGCTGATACCGTTAATATGTCTATTGGCAATATCAGCAAAGCGGCTGGTAATGAGCCTACTAAAACATCTGGTATCAGGATGCGCGGTGCAGGCGCTGCTACTAAAGGTGTGATGTCTAGAGGCCCAATGGCATGAACTATACGCAACTCAGCGCTGCTATTCAGGCGTACACGGAGAACACGGAAGCAGATTTCGTGGCTAATATTCCCGTGTTCGTTGAGCAAGCTGAGCAGCGTATTTACAACAGTGTTCAGTTCCCGTCTATTCGCAAGAACATGACGGGTGTGGTATCTACTACCAGTACGTATTTGTCTGCACCCGATGACTATTTAGCCACGTATTCGCTAGCTGTTATTGACGCTACTGGCAACTACGAGTACTTGCTGAACAAAGACGTCAACTTTATCCGGCAGGCATACCCGAGCGCCAGTGATATAGGTTTGCCAAGGTACTACGCATTGTTTGGCCCCACTGTTACCAGTGGCGCAATTACAACTGAGTTGACTTTTATTCTGGGGCCAAAGCCTGACGCCAATTACACCGTTGAGTTGCATTACTACTATTACCCACAGTCGATTGTCACCGCTTCAACTACGTGGTTGGGGGATAACTTTGATTCTGTGCTGCTGTACGGCTCATTGGTTGAAGCTTACACCTACATGAAGGGTGAGCAAGACATGATGACTCTGTATAACCAGAAGTTCATGGAAGCTCTTGCGTTGGCTAAACGTCTGGGTGATGGTATGGAGCGTCAAGACGCTTACCGTTCTGGTCAGTTCCGTCAGAAGGTAACTTGATATGTCGATTATCCAGACCCAAACCACCAGTTTTAAGGCGCAGTTATACCAAGGCATACATGACTTGACTACGGATGTTATCAAGATTGCTTTGTATACAGCCAATGCCAATCTGAATGAAGACACAACTGTGTACAGTTCAACTGATGAAGTAGCAGCTACGGGTACATACGTTGCTGGCGGGGCGCAGTTGACCCCAATCACAGTCAGCACTTCTGGATACACTGCCTATGTGGGTTTCCCAAACATATCGTGGACTGGGGCAATTACGGCTCGGTGTGCGTTAATCTACAACTTCAGCCAAGGCAACAAAGCCATAGCTGTGTTGGACTTTGGTTCTGACAAAACCTCGACTACAACTTTCACCGTCACAATGCCAACCAATGGCGCAACCACTTCACTTATTAGGAGTTCAAATTGATTGTTACCACTACAAAAGGCGACATGGACGAATCTTTGCTTGAAAAGCGAGAAGGTTCCGTGGATAATGATATCGAGTACACAACTTGGGTTGAGTACTGGTTAGAGGGTGAACTTGTTCACCGATCAGCTCACGTTAGTTTAAAAACCTCCCCAGCGCTGTTTGCCGAAGCAGCATCTCTTGAATAAGGAAATATCATGGCAAATACCCAATCAATGTGCACTTCGTTCCTTGGCGAACTGTTGAGCGCAACACACAATTTCAGTTCTGCTAACCCTGCTCAGACAGCTAGTACAGCTAACACGTTCAAAGCGGCTTTGTATTTGGCTTCCGCCACCATCAACGCTTCTACTACTGCGTACACCTCTACCGGTGAAGTGACTGGTACGAATTACACAGCAGGCGGCGTTACAGTTACGGGTGCAACCAATCCAGCATCTACTAACTCGTCTACTACGGCGGGTGTGGGTTACTGGACACCATCAGCGTCAATCACGTATACCACTGTGACATTGACAACTGCTTTTGACTGCGTGTTGATCTATAACTCTACGCAAAGCAATAAGGCTGTTAGCGTACATACTTTTGGTTCACAAACCGTGACTGCTGGTACGTTCACTTTAACAATGCCTGCGAACACAACATCGACTGCATTGCTGCGTTTGGCAACAACCTAAACTAGCTTCATAAGGAGCGGTAAATGGCTACCGCATGGGGCACGAGTACATGGGGCAGTAATACTTGGGGGGGTCAGCAAGCTGAACTCACCGGTGTTACTGCGTCTGGCTCAGCAGGAACAGCGGGTGTTAATAGAACAGTTGCGTTAACTGGGGTTTCAGCCGCCGGTGCAGTTGGCACCGCTACAGTAGCGGCGCGTAGTCTTGCACTTACTGGTGTTGTAGCTGCGGGGGCTGTTGGAAACGTAACCGAAACTAACAGCCCGACGGAAAATGGCGTTATTGCCACGGGTTCAGTTGGTTCAGTAACTTCTAGCCAAACGATAGCACTTACAGGCGTGTCTGCCGCAGGCGCGGTTGGCACAGTGTCTATGGGGGCAAGGTCTGTTGCCCTATCAGGTGTAGCGGTTTCTGGCACAGTTGGTTCTGTTGTTGTTACGTCTCAGATTGCCCTTACCGGAGATTTTGCCGAAGGTTTTGTTGATGACGTAGACCCGTTTCCAACTCCTTTAATCTCTGGCATTCATTCTGACGCCGCCGTTGGCACGGTTGTATCTGCGGTATCGGTTGCGCTGGCAGGTGTGTCAGCCACAGGTGCTGTCGGTACAATAACAACAACTATTAGCCAGAGCGTAGATGTAACAGGGGTTATTGCTTCGGGTGTTGCTGGTACGGTTTCCATGGGCGAGCGCACTGTTGCGCTCACAGGTGTATCTGCAAGCGGCCAAGCTGGGGATGTTGCAGAAGTAAATAACCCAACAGAGAATGGTGTAGTTGCCTTTGGATCTGTAGGTACGGTCGGGGTTGGCCCGCATATTTTTGCTTTGTCTGGTGTAGAGGCTAGTGGCAACGTTGGTACGGCCAGCCCTGCGGTAACTGTTGCTATTACAGGAGTGTCGGCTTCTGGCGCAGTAGGCTCTGTTGCTGCGCCAAGAACGTTAGCGTTAACAGGGGTTGAAGCCACAGGTGCAGTTGGGTCTGTTGAATTCACTAAGACAGTTGCAATTTCTGGTGTATCTGCATCAGGCGAAGTTGGGGTAGTAGCCCCACTTATTGAGGCTACAGGGGTAGAGGCTACAGGCTCAGTCGAAGGTGTAGGTTTAAATATTGAAGTTGCTTTGACAGGCGTGTCGGCAACTGGAGAAGTTGGTACTGTAACCGGAGAAGCTATTTACGAAGTCGCTATTACTGGAGTGTCTTCAGTAGGCGCAGTTGGTACGGTATCAGTAGGAGAACGCCTTGTTGCAGTCACAGGCAATCAAGCCATGGGGCGAGTTAGCAGTGTTGGGGCTTTTTATTGGAGTTTAATTGATGACAACAACGCCACAAACTGGCAAAATATTGAAACCAATCAAAATGCCGCATGGAATTTAATTTTGACGGAATAGGAGTAATGCAATGACAGTTAACTATACAACCCTGCTGGGGCTTGCGGAACCCGTAACAGGTACCCAATCAGGTACGTGGGGCGATGATGTCAACAAAGGCATCACTGACTACTTAGACATTGCAATTGCGGGCACGCAAATTATTAGCGGTTCGCAAACAGCGGTCACGCTGTCTATTACAAACGGCTCTAGCGCGGCAAGTAATATTGCTCAAGTTGCTGGGGGCGCTACCGGATCGGCGCAATACCAAATCATTAACTGTACGGGTAGCCCCGCCAGTCTTTTGACAATCACAGCGCCAGCGTCTAGCAAAACGTATGTAATTATCAACGCTACCTCTACGTCGCAGTCAGTCAAGATTGTGGCTCCCGGCCCCACGACTGGCGTAACAGTTGCGTATGGCGAGAAAGCGTTTGTTGTCTGGAACGGCAGTGATTTTACAAAAGTAGCTACATCCACTGGCGCTGTTGGCGGGTCAAACACACAAGTTCAATACAACTCAAGCGGTGTATTGGCGGGTTCTGCAAACCTGACGTTTAACGGCACTACGCTGACTGCCAATGACATTGTTGATTCTTCGCTGACAGCGAGCAAACCTGTTTTTACAAACGGCAGTAAGAACTTGGTGTCTACAGGAACACTTGGCACTGACCAAGGCGGCACAAACCTGACATCATTTACTTCTGGTGGCGCATTGTATGCGACTTCTACAAGTGCACTAACGACAGGAACTTTGCCTACGGCTTCTGGCGGCACAAACCTAACATCATTTACTTCTGGTGGCGCATTGTATGCGACTTCTACAAGTGCACTAACGACAGGAACACTGCCTGTTGCAAGCGGCGGTACAGGTTTGTCCTCCACACCCGCTAACGGTGCTTTAGATATTGGTAACGGCACAAACTTTACCCGCACAACGCTGACCGCAGGTACTGGTATTTCAGTGACAAACGGATCAGGTTCAATTACCATTGCCGCTACTAGTAGTGGCGGTTCTTCTCTCGGCCTTGTTAAGGCTATCGCAGTTAACTGCATTCTTTGCTAAAGGAAAATCATGCCCGCAAATACCGCTCCCATTTATTCCATCGTTGGTAATGTCGACTCAGTCGCAGCCAATAACACAGGTCTTGTTGTTGGCCCAACGGCTAACACTGCGCAAGACGGCTCTGGTACGTTATACAAAGCGTTCACAGCAGGCTCTAATGGTTCGTATATTCAAAAGATGCGTTTCCGCCCAGTAGGGTCACCCGCCGCAACAGTTTGCAGGGTGTTTATTTCAACGAGCACTTCAACGTCTACAACAGTTACTTGGCTGTATGATGAGATCACATTACCTGCTGTAACGGTGTCTCAGACTGCGGCTTCTAGCGTGTTTGAGTTACCAATGAACTTTGCAATTGAAGCAAGCTATTTGTTGTATGTAGCTTTTGGAACATCAACGGGCTCTGCTGGTACAGGTTACTCTGTGGTGACAATTGCTGGAGATTACTAAAATGATTACATGGTTTGAAATCACGTTCACAGATAATTCAACTGGCTATCAGAAAATGGAAGACGGCTATTGCATTGGCGTTTATCGCGCTGACGGCACTGCCATTTCTCCTGAAGAACACGTTGAGTACACCTGCACAAACGACAACGCTACAGCACCTACTTGGTATGTTGAGCCTGTAGTTACACCAGCAGCATAAAAATGTTTCCATACCCAATAGCCACCCCGCAAGGTTGCAACATCCAGACGTTTTATGGCCCAGCGTTTAATACTACTGCGACATTGGGCCAAACGTGGAATAAACCTGTAGGTGTCAGTCATGTCTATATGATGTTAATTGGCGGTGGCGGCAACGGTAACGGCACAGTTGGGGGTGGTGGTTCGGGCGCAGTTACTGTCTGGTATGGCGCAGCCCAACACGTTCCAGATAACCTTATAGTTAATGCGTCTGCCCCAGACGAGAACACTACTGTGCAATATAGAGGTACTTCAACAGTCACATTGCTAACGGCTAATGGTGGTAGCGGCGTAAACGGCGGAAATTCAACTAGCAGCGGTCCTTTTGGGGCATCTGGTTTTTATGCGTCTAAGACCGGTTCGCAGGGGGGCCTTGGGATAATAAATGCTTCAGCCGATACTTTTTTAAGTGGTGGCGGTGTCACTAGAGTTGATGGAAATTACGGCTACAGCACAGCAACCAACGCTTTTTTCCAAATGCAACCTATTATTGTTGGTGTTGGCGCGGTTGGAAATCGAAACGGTGCAATTGGTTGTGGTAATGGTGGTGCAGGTCTTGGTACCTATGGCGGCCCCGGTATGGTTTTGATTGCGAGTTGGTAAATGTCATATCCTATAAATTACCCAACGCCACAAGGCGCAAACGTCCAAATCTTTCGGGGTGGGGACTCTGATGCAACACACCACACTGCTTCAAAAGACTGGGTCAAGCCCCAAGGCGCGTCGTTTGTTTTCTTTATGTTGATTGGCTCTGGTGGCGGTGGTGGTGGGGGCATGTACGATAGTGGCGGGCCATTCTATTACCCCGGCGGGGGAGGCGGTTCTGGTAACGTGACTAACTTTATGTGTCCTGCATTTTTGCTTCCAGATGCACTGCAAGTTGATGTTGGTAGCGGGGGTAATGGTGGAGCCGCAACTATTGATGCTCCTGCGGAAGATGGAATATCCGGCACCTCAACACAAATTATTTATCAACGAAAAGATAGTCAAGGCTATCAAATTCTACTTGCATCTGCCGGTGCTGGCGGTCGTGGCGCTAATGGTGGTAATGGCGGGGGCGGTAATGGTCAAGCCGCTGATACTGGCGGCCCAATGACTGTGGCTGGTTTTTATAACGCTACTGGCGGTCAAACTGGCGCAGTCGCTGGTGCTATTACAACAAACGATATAACGTTTGTGATGGGCGGTAATGGTTCTGATGAACCGGCTACACTTGTTACAGGCTATTATGGATATAAAGCTGCAGCAAGAAGCGGGTATTCTCAATTAAGCCCAATCCCTTTGGCTATTCCTAGGTTATCCACTCAACTTTATTTACTCCCTGATAGAAGAGCCGAACCCCAAAGTTTTGGTTGTGGCGGTAGTGGAGGCGGAAGTACTACCGGAATTTCCAGTGGTGGTAAAGGTGGTGATGGCCTCGTAGTAATAGTTACATGGTGACAAGATGCTAGATTTATTCAATATCCCAACACCGCAAACGGCTAACTACCAAGAATTTTATGGTGGCAATAGAGGCGCAGGGTTGCCCGGACGTACTTGGCTTAAACCACGCGGCGCATCAATGGTGCGGTTTATGTTAATTGGCGCAGGTGCTGGAGGCGTTAACGCTAGTTCTACTTCTGGCGGTGGTGGTGGTGGATCAGGTGCAGTTACATCATGGATTGGCCCTGCCATGTTTATCCCTGATGATTTAGTAATAACTGTGGGTGCAGGCGGGATTGCAAGCAGCAGTGGCGGAACTACGGTAGTCTATTATCGTAGTTCAGACGGACTTAGTTCGATTTTAACTGCGGAAAGTGGAAATGCCGGCTCGGGGATTACTGGTGGTACTGGCGGCACGGCTATGGCAGCTAATCAATTTACTGCTTGTGGTATTTTTCGTAGTACTGCAGGACAAGCAGGAAGTAATGGTAGTTCGACAGGCTCAGGAGCAAACCAAGCCGCATCAGCAACCACATTTCTTTCTGGTGGTTCTGGTGGGGCAGGTGGTAATTCCGGTCTGGGCGGCTCAGTAACTCCTAATTACGGATACACAGCATTACCCGCAGCACCTGCTGGCGGCACTATTGCTGGTGCTAATGGTTATTT